TAAATTTGTATTTGTAATTTGACCCCATGTACCAGCGTTTTCGCCAGTCGCCATTAATTGTATTGCTAGATCTGTAGTATATGTAGATGCCATATCTTAAATTCCTTTGTTTTTACTCTTATTAAAATATTTATCAGTTTTTGTCAATTAATACAACCCCTATATTTATGCTGCAACTTCTGTCCAAGTTATTGATTGTCCAGTATTTACAGGATCCCAGGCACCTACATATAACTGACCAGTTGTTCCTGTCAAGCTATTTCCAGTTACATTTATAGTAACATCTGTTTTAGCAACAATAGAATTTAATGCTGTTGTTAAATTTTGACCAGTTACATTTACAGGGGTATTTAAATCTATTGTTACAGAATTTAATGAAATGCTTAATGATTGACTAGTTATATTAACAGCAACAGCTATATCTATGTCTACTGTTCCATTATAACTTAATGTTAACTGTTGACCGGTTACTTCAGCATCTGGAGCAGGGTCTATTGAACCTAGAGTAGATGTTAATTGTTGTCCTGTTAAAGAAACATTACCTGTTCCAGTTACAGTTTCATCTCCAAGAGATAATGTTAATGATTGACCAGTAAGTGCTACAGATCCATCAATAGTAAATGATACTGAATTTAAAGATGTATTTAATAATTGTCCTGTTACATTTACCGGAGTTATTAGATCAACTGTAGCAGTTCCTTGAAATAAACTAAGACCAATACTTTCGCCCCAAGCACCACTTCCCCAACTTCCACTTCCCCATGTTGTAGGTGTTCCTGGAGCAGTTACTGGTACAAATATAGTTTCAAAAGCAGAAACACTATTTAAAGTTAAATTTGCTAAATTAGTTGTAAGAGATACACTTCCATCAATAGTTAAAGAAACAGAATTTAATGCAGAAGTTAACTGTTGGCCAGTTAAATTAACTACACTATCAATTGTAAAAGAAACAGAATTTAAAGCGGATGTTAATGATTGTCCTGTTACTAAAACATTTGCATCATTTTCTCCACCGAATGCACCTGCACTCCAACTTAATTCGCCCCAAGCTGAATTGGCCATGCCAGAGTACTCCTATTAAGAGATTCTGATAATAGCGGCTGAACTTGTAAAAGCTGGAAATTGAATAGTGAATGTTCCTGAAGTAGCTGTCTTATCTGCTCCAAAATTTAATACTGCAACTGCAGAATTAGAAAATGAAGTGTTATATATCAAACAACCTCTTGCAGTTAATGTCACACTTTGAAATGAAAGATCAGCAAAATCTGTGAAAGCAACAGTTGATACAACTGATGTTCCAGAATTTACTAATGCTTTTCCACCTGTAGTGTAACCTGTTCCAGAAGAACTTACTTCACCACTTGTTGTGTATGAAGTTGTTGCCGCACCTAGTGTTGCAGTTGATACATAAAGAGCTAACTTAAACTTATCACCACCAGCACCAGCAGTTGAAAAATCTTGATCACCATCTAATAGTTGTTTTTTAAAACTATTTGGTAACGCTTGTGTAATAGCCATATTTTGTTTCTCCTTATTGTGGTTTACGAACTATACGAGGTTCTCCATCTAGAAACTCATCAGTTCGTCTTCTTCCCATTTGTTCTAATGAGAATCCTTCGATAGCTTGCTTATACCTATTTTCATAATATTGCAACATATCTTGTGGACCCTTTAAGAACCCATACGCCTCTACTAGGCAAGCATACAATAAGCCATTGGGAAACTGTTGACTTAAATATGTAGTTGTGTTTGTAGCCGATAATCCAGTTGGTTTCAAGATATAATTTGCTTGTATTGTATAAGCTTGATCTGGAGTAGGAGCTACAATAACTGTATTTTCATCCCAGTTAGCATAGTATTTAGGTCTTCCAGTAGTATTTTCTTGATTATATTCATTAATAAAAGACATATCTCTAACATCTAAAAAAGCTATATCTCCATTAGTATCAAATACTTGTAAAGATCTAATAATTAAACAATTATCAGGAACTGTAAAATATTTTTGAGTTATAACAACAGAAGATGTTGCATATTTTCTATTATTATCAGAATCAACATCTCTTAAAATTCTAAATTCAGCATCTTGTATAAACCCATTTATAATAGTTGAAGTAAATACATTTGAATCAACTTCTGTATAATCTCTAATTTTTGTAACTAATTCTGCGTATGTCATATTAAGCCTGTAAAGTTACTGGACCTGCAGAACATTGTGCTCCACCACCAGCTATATTTCCTGTTGTTGCTGTATCTGTACTCTGGAAATAAAAATAATTCAATGTATCACTTACAATACCTGATGAATCAATTTTACCAACTGTAATTGTAAAACCATTTGCATTTGAAATATCTGTAACATTATCAAATGATGGAACTGCATCAAAAGAATCTTCTCTAGAAGGTATACCAATAGTGTTAACTTGCGGTGGGCCTCTGAATCTTACAATATTACCAGTAGATCTCCCATGATCTTCTGAATAAACATTGATGTAAGTATTGCCAGCATATTTAGTAGTTATAAAAGGATTTGGAGTTAAAACTACGATTACAGGTGGTTCTTGTCTATCTGGATGTGCATATCTTAAACCCTGTGGATCGGCTGTGGTTGGTCTTGGCTCAAGTTGTGGTTGCTTTGGTTCATATTCTGAAGTGTGAACCCATGAACCATTCCATTCTTGTACCATTTCTTGATATGGAAATCTTTGACCAGATCGGTCAGAAATCATGTAAGAATATTTTCCTCTAGATAAATTAGACATTTGGATAATAAGTTTTTGGTGTTATAAATGAACTTGATGAAGATCCATCAGTCTCTAATGCTCTAGTTAATTCATCTTCGTATAATAATTTTAATTCTTGTGTTCTTTGTGGAGCAAGTTTTAATGATACATAATAAGCAAGTCCCGCGCACATGCACGGAACAAATCTATATGGAACATCTGTTGCATTTGTATAAGACCCAACATCTTGAATTCTTTTTGCATAGTAATATTGAATAACATTATTCACCTGATCTGTTCCTGGTGTTAAATATAAAGTGATTGTAATTTTATCTATAAATCTTTGAACGTAATATTGTGTAGGTTGACCTGTTGCAAATTTAGAAGATAGTCCGCTATATGCTGATCTATTAATTTTTGTAAGTGGAAAATCAACGACAGGAACTTGTTCTGTGTTTCTATAAACCATTTCTAAAATATCATCTGGTCCGTAAGTGATAGAATTGTAATCATACACAGCAGTATTATCTGCATGAGTTGCAGCCGTTGTACCATTAGCACCTCTTGTACACCCTGTAATAGTCATGGAAGCTGTATCTGTACCTGTGTAATTTATTTGTTCTGAACCAATAAGCAGGGTGCCGGTTTCAGGGAATTGCCAAACTGAATCTAATGTAATTGTTGTAACAGATGCATTAATTTCACCATTTAAATAACTAAGCGTTCCATCTGAAGTTCCATCAGATGGTGATCTATAAATAGTATAAGTACTTTGATTGTTTACCATGGAAATAGTATTACTTGCTACTTCCCAATAATGAAGACCTCTATTCGCCCATTCCTGGAACATTATATTTAGAGATCTTCTAGTAGACTCTAAATCTTGTCCAGTTCTTGGTGCTGATAAACCAATTCTCTCGTAAGCCTCTTCTATAATTTTATCTATATAAAAGGTTTTTTCAAAAGTTGTAGTTCCAGAAGTAGTGTTAGCCATTTAGCTTCTCCTACGCTGTTAATCCAGGTCCAGAATATTTATCTGTTAGTAATGTAACTGCCTTAATATTAGTAAGGGTAGAAACATAAATACCTTTTGGAAAAGGAATTCCATCTTCTGGAAAATTTAAATTAATAACATCGCCAGTTGGAACGTCTGCTGTAAACAAATTTGATCCTGCCTGGCTAGTAGTTGTTAATTTTACAATTCCAACACCACTACTATTTGATGCAATAATAATTCCTCTTAGTCTTACTGGAGGTGCTACTACTGCAGTAGAAGTAGTTGCTGTAAATCTAGTTGCTTGTATATCGCCTTTAAAACCCATTTTTTTCTCCTTTAATTAAGGAGCCCTTACGAGCTCCTTAAAATAATTAATTAAGATGTTGCAATGTCAGTAGTTGGAGCATTAACTCGCTTCCAAGTAGTTCCATTAGAAAATGCATATCCTGGAAATCCTGCGATTCCATCAGATACATAAATTAAAACACCTGTGTTACCAACTGCACTTAGAGTTTCACCTGCATTTTGTCCACTTGCAATTTGTACAACTGAAGTAGATGAAAAAGACCAAGCAACTGCTCCGCCTTGTTCTGTGTCGTTCTCTTTATTTGTTGAGTTAACATTTGGTCCACCGATGAATCCACCGATTGATACCACTGGTCCTGTAAACGTTGTATTTGCCATAGTTATGTTCTCCTAGTTATTCCAATACCGTCTCTAGGCCGTCGACTATACGCGTCGATAATGGAAAGTTAATGTATAGTGATTAAGATATAACTGAATTTATTAAATAGCGCAAGGGATACCTGCATCGAAAATCTACTTTTCGGATATATAGCTAGATTTAGCTAGCTACAGAAAACTCAGG